AGATTGCTTATTGGTGGTAATAGAAGCGGCAAGTCGTGTGCTTCGTTTGTGGAAGATGCACGGGCTGCTACTGGTCAAGACCCTGAAGGCAAGTATCCAGAGCAAGATGGCAACATTGTAATTGTTGGAAGGAACTGGCCTCATATAGGATTGGTTGCGTATCCTATGTTGTTTCGTGCAGGTGCTTTCAAGATTATTAAAGATGAGAAAACAAACGAGTGGAGAGCGTTTAAGCCTGGTGACGACAAAACAAAAGCAAAGCCTGCCCCTCCTCTTATTCCTCCAAGGTTTGTTAAAGAAACATCGTGGGTGTTAAAGTCTGCTGGGTATTGTCAAAAGGTAACTTTAAACAACGGCTGGGTAGTTAACTTCTTTAGTAGCGAAGGTGAGCCTCCTCAAGGTTTTCAAGCTGACCTTGTTCATATTGATGAAGATATCAATAACGAGCGTTGGGTTGGTGAAATGCAGGCTAGGCTTTCTGACAGGAAGGGACGATTTGTATGGAGTGCTATGCCGCACTCAAAGAACGACGCACTGCTTGGGTTGTGCGAGCGGGCCGAGAAGGCTGTAGAAGACGGTGTAGAAAATCCAATAATTAAAAAATACACTCTTCGATTTTTAGACAATATTGCAATTGACGACGAAGAGAAAAGGAAGAATATTGAACGGTGGGCTGCGTTAGGACCAGACGAGTTGCGGATGCGTTCTGAAGGCGAGTTCACAACTGAGTCAACCTTAATGTATCCTACGTTTAACCTTTCGGTTCATTTGCTTTCAAGGGACGAGTTAAAAGCTGTTCCAAATGATTGGACACGTTACGTTTCGATTGACCCTGGCCACGCAGTAATGGCAACAATATTTGCTGCTGTGCCGCCAGACGAAAAATACATTTTGATTTATGACGAGCTTTATATCCGGCATGCCAATGCTGCGATATGGGGCGAACGGTTTAAGGAGAAGGTAGGCGAGCAACACATCTATGCAATGATAATGGACATGCATGGTGGTACGCTTCGCGATTTAGGTTCAGGTAGATTGCCACACGAGTTGTACTCCGAAGAGCTAAAGAAAAGGTCAATCCGCGCAGAGATGACGGGTTATCAATTCATACCAGGCTCTGATGACATTCCAGCTCGTACATCTTTAGTCAGGCAGATGATGCATATTAGAGGAGATGGATCAACTAAGCTGAAGATATGGGAAGGCAGTTGCCCCGACCTTAAAAGAGAACTCAAGAGGTATCGTAAAAAGACTACGACTGTTAATGGTCAGGTCTTTGTCACTGATGCTCCGCAGACACGAGGTGATGTTCATGCAGTCCAATGCATGGAATATCTTTGTGCGTTTGAGCCCTCTTATCGACCTCCACCCAAATCCTACGGGCCTGATCCGTGGTGGGTGAAGTACTTGGCAGAAAAACAAAAACGTCAGCAGGGGGGCCAAGACTCCTGCATTATCCTTGGACCTTGCGGAGATTTAAAGAAATGACTCAGGTAAAACAATATGCTATGCCAGAGGTGCGATTAGGTGATTTCATTCACTATTACGCCCATGAAGATTCAGCGCCGAATATTGGCATTGTGACAGAAATGGCCAATAGGGCCTTAAAGGTTTGGTGCTTAGTTCCTGATTATGGTGGTGTTGAGAAGTACAGTGTGCATCATAAAGACGACCCAGGTCTTGAAGATTTCCCAGAATGGAAACGATATGGCATGTGGGATTTCAAGCCTGCCGACCCACAAATGTCTATCTTGTCTGAAAAAGTAGCGTTGTTAGAGAAAAAACTTGCTGAAATTGGTGGCAAACGTAGCAAATAGGACATTAGCCCATAGGAGTAACCATGTCTGACCAAAACCCTTTGCGTCCTATTTGTTCGGGCTGGCTTGAGAAAATCAAGCTGGCATACAAGCATAAGAAGCCTTTTTCGGAAGATGCCGAAGAGGCCATGAATTTCTTTGCTGGTGACCCGAATTTCATGTGGGACAATCAGTATGCCCGAGGCGAGCGGGGCTATAACAAGGGCATTGACCCGCCTGCTTTTCGCATGACTGTTAATAGGGTTTGGGAGGCAGTAAGACTATTTACTGCTGTTATCCATCACAGGAACCCAAATAGGCAGGTAACTCCTAAAGACTATCCTGTTATACCGCCGCAGATGCTAGGCATTTTCCCCCAGCCGCCCGTTCCCCAAATGGGTCCCGATGGCCAGCCCGTCATTGGACCAAACGGTCAGCCGGTCATGATGCCTGATCCTCAGATGATGCAGTACCAGCAAGGCATGCAAAGCCAAGGCATGATGCTGCAAAGGCGCAAGCTTGTATCTGAACTTTTAGAGCGATACCTCAACTACACGCCTAACGAGTTAGACTTAAAACGTCATAGCCGAAAGGTTGTGGAGGAAGCGTTTATTAAAGGTGCTGGGGTTTGGTGGCACGAATTGTATCAAGCTCCGGGTGGCGAAACGAAGATGGCTGGTTCGTTTTACGACAGCATCGATAACATCGTCTGGGACATGGACGCTGATGAGTTTGAAGACATTAGGTGGTGTGCTCGTAAACGGGTCCAGCCTGTTGATGAAGTAGCTGAGAAGTTTGGTCTTGACAGGGAAGACCTTAAAGGACATCTAGAATCCTATGCTTCTCAGTCAAACAGAAAACAGCGTGGGTATGAAACAGCGAAGAAGAACGGCAAAACAAATGACCTGATTTGCTACTATGAGATTTATTCTAAAACTGGGTTTGGTGACAAACTTAAAGATGCAGATAAAAACCTTAGAGGTAAGTTCGATAGCTTAGGTCAGAATTGTTACATCGCCGTCGCAGAAGGAGTAGACTTCCCGCTAAACCTACCTCCTCGCTTGCTGCAAGAGCCTGCCGACGAAACAGGTGTTCCTCAAAACTTTTTCATGGCTGCTCAATGGCCGATACCGTTTTGGGCGGAACCTAACGGGTGGCCGTTTACTTTGCTGCAATGGCACGGCAAGCCAGGGTATTCTTGGCCTTTGTCTATCATTCGTCCTGGTATTGGTGAACTTCGGTTTATTAACTGGGCTATGAGTTTTCTTGCTACCCGGATTGCAACTTCTAGCCAAACGGTTATTGGTGTTGCAAAAGCCGCTGACCCAGACCTTAAAGCAAAGGTTCTCGAAAAGGGTGAAGGCGGATTTAAGATAGTTGAAATTAGTGAAGCAATCGGCAGGAATGTGAATGACGTTATTTCTGTTTTTAATTTGCCTGGCGTTACTTCGGACATGTATCAAATCATTTCGGAAGTGACCGCTTTGTTCGACAGGCGAGTAGGGTTAACAGAACTTATTTACGGAATGACTAGAAATCAGTTCCGGTCAGCAGCAGAAGCACAGGTTAAAGCAGAACAGATTTCTGTACGGCCTGATGATTATGCAAACATTTTAGAAGATGCCTTGGCTGAGACTGCTAGGAAAGAAGCGTTGCTTGCACGATGGATGATTAACCCGGAGGACATTGCTCCTTTGCTAGGCCCTCTTGCCGCACAGGCGTGGCAACTTCATGTGCAGAATGAATCTCCAGACGCTATCGTTCGTGAGTATTCATATCGAGTCGAAGCTGGCTCTGCTAAGAAACCAAACCTTGCTACTAAGATTGAAAACCTCAACAACTTCATGCAGATTGCCATGCCAGTTGCACAAGGACTGTTGCAAGCTGGTAAGCCAGAGGTATTTAACGGATTGTTAATTAAGTGGGGTCAGGCTAACCAAATGGACGTTCAGGAATTTTTGGTTCCTCCTCCTCCTCCCCCACCTCCCGGCCCACCTCAACCTGAAGGTGAAGCACCCCCCGAAGGACCACCCCAAGAAGGACCACCGCAATGATTATACCGTGGGAAGTAGAACGAGCAGGGCCACAGGCCATTCGCGTATTTAAGGAATCTATGTCATCAGGTGCTACAGAAAAATTTGCAATTATGTGCGCCGTTCAAATCGCTCCAGGGACAAAAGGATCAGACCGTGCGTTCATGGAAGGTCGGATGAACAATCAGCAGCTAGACGAGATGCCGACGATAATGGCACAGAGGATGGCGAGAGAAGCGAAGGCAGCGGGGATAAGCATCAGTGGGAAACATTACGTGGGCGGACTAGCGGACGGTCGAGCGTGGAAGGACCCAGCGGCATGGGTCTCGAACAACGACGACGTAAAGAAGGTAGCCGAAAGGAGGAACCTATCCGTATCCGGGTCGGTTAATCACAGCGGCCATCAAGTCGCCCCAGAACGAAAACAGTTAAGCGAAAATATTATTCGCAAAGAAATGAAAACAGAAAAGAAACTTCATCCTAAAGCTGACAAAAAAGAATTACGTCAGCGAGTAATAAAGAAACATTCACTTAAAAGAAAACTAGATTAAGCTGGAGACTTACTAATGGCCAACGTCAAGATATCTGAACTTCCAGCCGGAACAGCAGCGTTAACAGACATTGTTCCTGCCATGAATGCTGGAGGCACAACTACGTCCAAGCTGACAGTGTCGGCAATACTTGACTTGCTCGTTGATTCTGCTCCCGGTGCTCTTAATACCCTCAACGAAATTGCTGCTGCAATTGGGGATGATGCCGATTACGCTGCGACTATAACGCAGGCCTTGGCTGGCAAAGCATCTACGACTTCTCCAGCTTCTATTATTACTAGCGGCACTTTCCCTGCCTCAAGGATTGACACCGGAACAACTTCCGCCACTGTTTGCGTAGGCAACGACGCTCGTCTTTCAGATTCTCGGACACCTGTTGCTCATGCTGCATCTTTAGTTACTTCAGGCACGTTCGCTATTGCAAGACTGCCAACGGGTACAGACGCTGCTTCAGTATGTATCGGTAATGACGCTCGGCTATCAGATGCTAGAACGCCGGTCGCACACGCCGCTTCTTTGGTGACAAGCGGAACTCTAGATGTTGACCGTATTCCAACCGGAACTGACGCTGCTTCTGTTTGTATCGGTAATGATTCGCGACTGTCAGATGCTCGGACACCTACAGACCATGATGCCGCAAAGGTAACAAGCGGCACATTCAACATTGCTCGTATACCTACAATTACGCAAGCCAAACTTCCAACGACCGCAGTGGTGAGTGATACATCCACTGAAGCTAATAGCACTGCGATTAACAATGTCGTTGCAATTTCCCAGACAAATTACACCGCCTTGGTCAATGCTAGTGCTACCAATGCGACAACCCTATATGTGATCACTTGAGTATTAAGCTTGGCACGACAGACCCAGCAGATTTTAAGCTGGGTACGACAGACGTTGCAAAGATGTATATCGGTACAACCGAAGTGTACGATTCTAGCGGTGGTGGCGGCGGATCAACTGCTCCTGGCATTCCTCAAAGTTTATCTGCTACCAGAGGAAACACGCAGGTTGCTCTGTCTTGGTCGGCTCCATCTAGTGATGGTGGAGCAACTATCACAGGCTACAAGGTTTACCAAAGTACAGATGATGCAAGCTTCAGCGAAGTAGCAACGCCATCTGGCACATCGCACACTATCACAGGACTGACTAACGGCACGACTTATTATTTCAAAGTTGCAGCCGTTAATTCAGTGGGTACTGGTACACAAACATCTTCAGTAAATGCTGTTCCAGCCACAACTCCAGGTGTACCGCAAAGCCTCTCTGGAACAAGAGGGAATACACAAGTAGCCCTCAGTTGGTCTGCGCCGTCCAGTAATGGTGGCACAGCAGTTACTGGGTACAAGGTTTACCAAAGTACGGACGATGCAAGCTTCTCTGAGGTTGCGACCCCGTCAGGTACATCGCATACCGTGACAGGCTTGACAAACGGAACAACGTACTACTTTAAAGTTGCGGCGGTAAATGCTGTTGGTACAGGAACTCAAACGTCATCTGTAAACGCAGTGCCTGCAACAACGCCTGGAGTGCCTCAGAGCTTGTCAGCAACGCATGGCAATACTCAGGTAGCACTATCATGGTCAGCACCTGCAAGCAACGGCGGAACCGCAGTCACAGGTTACAAGGTATATCAGTCCACCGACAACTCCAGCTTTAGTGAGGTTGCTACGCCGTCAGGCACATCACAAACCGTGACAAGTTTGACTAACGGTACGCAGTATTTCTTCAAGGTCGCAGCGGTTAATGCAGTAGGCACTGGTTCGCAGACCTCCTCGGTTAATGCTACTCCGGCAACAACTCCGGCTGCACCTACTAGCCTTGCTGCAACCAACGGTGACACGCAGTCCGTTCTGACTTGGACTGCACCAACAAACACGGGCGGATCAGCTATCACTGGTTACAAGGTTAAGTGGGGTGCAACGTCTGGGTTCCCCGGCAATGCAGCGTACATTAGCACAGGCTCAACTAATGCGACATACACAAAGACGGGATTAACAAACGGTACGGGGTACAGTTTTCAAGTAGCTGCAATTAACGCAGAGGGCGACGGCACGTACAGCAGCACTGCAACAGCCACTCCAGCCGCCGCAAGCAGTGGCATTACTCCCAACACAGATAGCAGTGCAAGATTCTACCTGCCTGCATCACAAACTACCTTTAAAGTTTCCTGTAATACGTCCACTGGGTATTTTAAAATTAGTTCTGCCGGTAAGACAGATGTTATTGGTCAAGAGCATGGGACTTACCCAACTTACTACATTCAGGGTGGTAGCCAATCTGCAACCATGAGCGGCCTTTCGTCTTCTGCCGTTAAGACTGTCACGTTGACATCTTGCACATCAGGCGGAACTACTAGCGGCAACATAATAGGTATTGATGTTGGGTCAGACTCAACAAACAACATAACTGCTATTGACATATCTGGCCTAACAAGCCTGACTAGTCTGCATGCTGGTGCAACCGGAGGTTCAAGAAATAAATTTAATGGGGGGGCAGTCAGTGGAACTAGGTCAATGGCAAGTAGTGTTACTGAGATAAGGGCACAAAATGTCGATTTCTCTACGGCCAATGGTTACACAACACCATACGGCCCAACGACAGTTTATGCCGCTGGCGGTGGCATTGACTTGTACTATCAGCAGTTAGACGCAACTGCCCTAAACCAACTATACACAGACTTGAGTGGAGGCACTGGCGGTGGTGGTATTCTTGTTGGTGGCAATCCGGGGACAAGCGGCGACAATCCTTCCATCGCATCGAACTACACTATTCACGGATCATAATGAATTACTTTATTTGCGGCAAAAAACTTTTGGCTTTTAATCCCAAGTGTGCAACCTCAACATTTAGTTGGGCAATCCTTCGCCAATACTACCCGGACATAGTGCATGACCTTACTGAAGATACACAGTGGGCGAACGGAGGGTCTGTTGAAAATCAGATGCTTCACCGCTGGGTTCCAAAGAGGTTTAGTTCCTATGGTTTTAAAGTGGCTCAAATTGTGCGAGAGCCAGTAGACCGATTTCGCAGTGCCGTTGCCTTCATGAATTTAATAGAGCGGTGTGGTTCTCTTGAAAACATTTTAGATGATTTAATAAATGAGCATGGGCAGTTAGATAACTTACGAGGCACAGTTGCTGGTAATTTTCATTTTCGACCGCAGACACGTTTTCGAGGTGATATTACTTATTTTCGTATGGATCAGTTGCAAGAGTGTGCTGATTTCTTAGGCATTGAAGTCCCGCTAAAGACAATAAATAAAACACAGAGAGAAAAACCAGTTTTGACAAAAGAGCAAGAAGATTTAATCAGGGACTACTACGCGAAAGATGTCGCCCTTTGGGAATCTATACAAGAGTAAAACATGCTTACATACTTTGATGCAGTCGAACATTTAATAACAACAAGCTTTGGTGGCTCGCAAGATGCTGAACAGAAAGACATTCGTCTAGCTATACAGCGTTCGTTTGACGAGGTTGCTTACATCAAGGATTGGGAGTTCTACATTACGCATGGCCGTTTGAATTTTGAAACCACTTGGTCCGGCACAGTTACGTTTACAAAATCAAACAATACTCTGACTAAGCAAACAGGCGATGCATTTCCGGCCAACGCAAAGTACTACAAAGTACGAATTGGGAACGTCGTTGCAAACATAGCAACACGGACGAGTGACTCCGCACTTGTCCTTGATCCTACAGTAACATTCGGTGCAGATATTTCTACGGCTACCACAGCAACTTTATATCGCTCCGTATACCCAATGCCTTCAGACTTTCGGAGCATTGATTCTCCAATTGACGAAAACACATGGACATCGTTTAGGTACGTTACGCCTGATCAAGCCATG